TTTGCATCTTGGACAAACTCCAACAGCGTCTTTAAATAGAGAAGCATGGGTATATTGGCATTTTTTTGACAAGCATCTATACGTTAAATAAACTTTATTACTTAAACCAGCTTCAATTAATAATTTAGGAATGTCCCATCCAACATCAGGATAAGCAGTATGAAGATAAAGATATATATTATTTCGTAATTCTTTTGGAGATTTTTCTAATAATAAATTAAAAGTATTTAATAAAGCCGGAAATAGTTTTCTATCTTGATTTCTAGCAACCATTCCAATTATATTACTTCCGGGATTAATCCCTAAATATTCCTTAATTTTTCTTTTATCTCCAAGAGGCTTAAAAACTTCATGATTTGCTGTTGGTGAAGCCCTACCTACAAATTTATATCTATTACCACATTGCAAATCTAATAAATTTTTTGCCCAATTACTATATGTGGCAATTCCATCAGCATTACAATAACTATTTATCCAATCTGGAGCTTGCGGCTCAGCATCACACGCGGGCATCAAGAATAAATTATAAAATCTTCGAAGCGGATTGTGAATAGCATAAGAACAATACCAAATATCTCTAACATCAAATACAATATCGGGTTGACAATCGACTAAAGTTTTCTCAAATTTCCATTTACCAAAAGCGTTAGCATTATCAGATTCATAAATTCTTTGTTCTTCCTGATTACCTTGAGTAGGCAAATTAGGATAAACTTTCCAAGGAACTTTTTGAATTAACGGATTATGGGGGTCGCAATAACTAGCAAGTTCAAATAACTCGTATTTACCAGTATTATTTAAATAATTTAAGCAATCTAGCGAATATGTAGAATATCCGCTATTAAGCATTGAAAATTCTGTATTAAATAAAATTCTTTTTTTTCTATTCATTAACAATCACCGAAATGATTAACTCTATAGATATTTTTAGTTCTTATTTCCCCATCCTTCTTCCATTTGTCAGTTTTATAAGTACACTGAATCCAAATAGAATCCCCCTCTTGATATTTATTTAAAAATAATTCAGCAGCATTACTCCATAATTCACATGGTATTAAAACAAAATCGCTTCCATCTGAAACCTTAAGTAAAAATGTTGCTTTAATTACATTATCGATTTGAATTTCTTTAGGATTGCCAGCTAAAATACCCTCAAAATAACAATTATTATTCTTCTTAAACATTATCAACTTCTCCGTAAATTTTATCCTTCCAATACTTAACTGTTAATTTTTCTTTATTAAATTCTCTAAGTGGTCTTTTATTAAAATTTTTATCCTCTAGCTCAAGCCACGAATTAACTAAAACGCATCCTCCAAGTTCGTCTTCAAAACCTTTTGACCATTTACAGTTTAATAAAATCGGAATAGAATTACAACACAAAGCCTCATAATTCCTATAACAATCTAGCCCAAACCCGAAAGTACATATTGTATATTCAGATTCCGACAAACTTTTTTGAAAATGTGTATGGGAAACACTTTCTTCTACTAAGAATTTCCCTGTTAAATTATTCCTCCATCTTTCCTTATACTTATATCTTTCTAAAGTATGATTACTCCAATTCACATAATATTTATAAAGTTTATTATGATTTGTACTTTCATAATACTTTAAAATATCAATTTTCCCTGGACCGTCATCGCAAATTCCTAATGGTAAAAATTTTTTCTTTTCATCAAAATCAACGTTCCCGCCACTTAAAAACCATTTATAAACATTACACGGAATTTTTTCAAAAGAATCAACTATTTTCATATTATGAACAATGTAATAAAGTTGCTCAGGATATTCAAATAAAGAATGGTCTGAACCTCCAGTGATTAGAACAAATTTCCAATCAGGATTATTTAATTTATTTACATATTCAAAAAAATATTTAATCCAAGCCATAGGACAAAATACAATTTTCTGATTATTAAATTGAAAATTTTCCGAATATTTATGATTTTCCGGAACCATTCTATGCCAACATTCGCTAGTTATTATTTCCATAATTTTGTTACCAAAGATATTATTGTTCCAGAAAGTAATAGTAAACAACCGACGATATGAAGGCAGTGAATTATAATTTCGTTTTTCATTGAGCTTGCATTATTACTTTAGCACATAAAACATTACTAAAACTACCGAAACCTCTTTCCACTTCCACTATTATAGAGTTGCCTTCAGTAATTAAGTAAGAAAATTTTTCATAAACATCCGACCATACAGTAATTTTAATTTTTCCTGTTAAATCTCTTAATTCAATTTCCGCTCTATCTTTACCTTTATTTTTTCCGCTTTTAGTTTCGGTAACTTTAGCAGTTACAATATCCCCGCCGAAAATAATTTGGCCTGGAATATTTCCTTCAATAAAATCTTTAATTGTACATGTTACTTCACTCGTATCATAAGCATCAACTTTTCTTGAAGAAATTGGAATGCCAAGATAAAATTCTTCTTTTTCGGTTTTCCAAATCGGATTATCTTGTTGAGGTTTATAGTTTTGTAAATAAAGTAGTTGGCTTTTTAATTTAGCTACTCTAGGGGCAGAATGGCATAAACCACCATCTTTTTTAAGCTTACTAACCTTTTCAAATAATTCAATAAAACTTTTAATATTATTATTTTTAACAAATTCGGGGATTTTTTTTAACTCGCCGGATTCTGTTTTAGAAAATTCTCCAAGAGTTTTAAACAAATTTAACATATTAATTCGTTGTTCATTGAAGAAATCTAAAGAACCGCTTTCAATTAATTTAATAACACAAGAATCAGGAATATGTTTAATAGCTATTTGAGTACAAAACTCAAAAAAAGTATAATTTTTTAATTTAATATCTTTAATGTTTTCATAGATTTTATTAAAAGTTGATTCTCCAATACCTTTAATATTTGTTATACCGAAAAAGATATCTTGTCCGTTTGTAAAAAAATCTGGTCGAAATCTTTTTAAGCTAGGTAACTTTATATCAATATTAAATAATTTGGCTTCTTCAACCAATTCTGATACTGTATATTCTGTATCTTGTTTATTTACCGAACCTTTAAGTTTAGCTGTAAAAAATTGAACAGGGAAATGATATTTAAGAAAACAGGTTTTTATACCTTTAATTCCGTATTGGTTAGAATGAGAGTTAGCGCCTATTAAACCATCCATATAAAATAAATGGTCTTTAGATTTAACTTCAATGTCAACCGTAGGCATAATCCCAAATTTTTCTGCAATAACAATATCTTCAGAGTTCCCGCCTTTACAAATAATTTGATGGTCAGAAAGAATAATTTTTCCCATTTCTCTCATTATTCCGTCGCCACACAAAAATTTATGATTTAGCGTACATTTAATAACCTTGCCAGATTCCATTACAATTCTATAAACTTCCTGTTCACCTTGGTCATATTTCCCAATTACCTCAATATATTCATCTTTACCAGTTTCTAAATTTGGGCCTTTAACTTTATCTCCAATTTGGATTTCTTCAAGAGTTTTATATATTTCTCCTTCTGTTTCAACAATAGTATCATAAGTTAAACATTTATTAAATGAATATCTTGACGCTGCTTTAATCCACCCGAAAATAGTTTTAGCTTCTTCTTCGGTTACTTTTCCAATTTGTTTACATCCATTAATAAATTTTTCTTCTAAAGCAAAAACTTTTTTAGCATCTTTTAGTCCGACCCCTTTTCTTAAATCGTCCGCCCCACCTCCATCAAATCCAGCAATACACATAGAAATTCGCATAATATCTTCTTGGAAAATCATCTCTCCATAACTATCTTGTAATAATTCTGTTAATGCTGGTATACTTGATTCGGCTGGTTCTAAATTATTTTTTTTATTACAATAATGTTGGGTGATTGAAATTCCTTCGTCATCCTTCGCTTGAAGGCATCCAGGGCGAAGTATTGAGCCCAACGCTTCAATATGTAATAGGGTTTCTGGTTTTAAAATTTTACAAAAATGTTTACCTAAACCTGATTCTAATTGGAAAATACCGAGAGTTTTCCCATCTCTAAATAAATTCCACATATCTTTGCAATCTTTAAAGTCCTTTTTATAATCGAATTTAAGTTTTGGGGGGCGACCATCATTATACTCTTCTAAAATTTCAAATTTGCAACCACAAGACATTTCATGATATTTAACCATTAATTTCCCTGTTTAAAACAATTTTTTAATTTTAGATTTCCTTTAATAATACTATTTTTCTTATATTTCAAAAAACGCATCAAAATAGAACCTGTGTCTTCAACGTCTTTTAAAGCGCGGTGAGAGCCTTCTTTCGGAATTCCAAAATAATCTCTTAGCGTATCTAATTTATAATTTGCCAATTCTTTTGTTCCATTAAACCAAGAAAAAACTATTTTTAATAAATCTAAAGTCATATAATCATTAAAACAAACGGTCTTTTCCTTTTTATCACCAAATAATTTATTCATTCTATTAATAATAGGAATATCGAAACCGTCTATATTATGTCCACCAGCTATTGGGCAATTCCAACTATCTTTCTTCTTATTAAATTGCATGATAAAATCAAGACATTTTTGCCACATTACATCTACAAGAGGAGCTTTTTCTAAATCAGACATTTTAATTTTAGTAATTTCTAAAGCTTCTGGCTCAACAATACTTAAATCTTGCGGTCTCATTAATCCGGAACAAAATTCTCCGTCTGGAACGGGTTCAAATGTATAGGGATTATAGACCTTGCAAGCGAATTCTGTAGGAAAACATGTATACTTATCTTTACCTGTAGTTTCTAAATCTATTACTGTAATATATCTATGATTCATTATTTACCATTTTATTTTTATTTTTCAAGTCAAGTTTTTCTATAAAAGCAAGAATATTTTCGTTTTCATCAAGTTTATAAGTTAAAAAAAATTTTTTTTCTTCAAATTTATTAGCGGCGTCTTTAGAAATCGTCAGATAGGCGCGATTTAGACTTGCTAAAGCTGAAATTCCAATAATATTAGAATACTTTAAAAAAACAGTTAAATTATTAATAACAGCTTCTTGCGTTTTAACAGTTTCTTCTAATTCTTTTATTTTTTCTTTTTGTGTCATACAACCCCTAATGTAGTATTAACTATTTTAAGTAATTTTACAAAATCTTCTAATTTTTTATCACCTGTTATGTATATTTTATTAGGAGATTCCGCGAAAGCAAAAGTAATAGTTGATTTATCTAAAGTGTCCACGAAAATTTTATTTAAATAAGTTTTTGGATTAGATTTAGGATTATAATTACATTTTTTAGCCCCATAATTTTTCCATAACTCTCTTCCTAAAAACATAACACATTTTGCTTGACAATCTTTAATTTCATTATTTAACCAAGTATCCAAACAAAATTTTATATCTTTGGGTTTATCAGAATTTGGACATTTAATAGCATAGGAATATTTAACAGGAAATTTAATGTGGGATTTTACAAGTTCAATAATTTTTTTATGTTGCAAGTCATACCATGGGAGATTTGTAGAAAATTCTTCTTTGGTGGGTTTTTGACTAATAATAAGTAAAGGAGTTTTTTCAAATGCTCCAAATTGACCAATCGGAAAAAGCGAGCAATTTTTATACAGACTACATTCTTTACAAACCGAAATTCTACTATCAATCGTTGGTTTCAACATAATAATCCGCCTCGTTTACAATTCGAATCGTTTCCATTATATCGTCGTGACAAGCTAGTCCTAATAAATCCATTTTCATACCACCGACAGCTTCCGTATCATATTTATCCCATGTTACAGTAAGTCTACCATCTTTATTTATCGTTGTAGGACAGAAATTTTGAATTGGTTCGTCTGATACGACTAATCCAGCCGCATGAACGCCAATTTGCCTTTTTGTCCATTCTAATCGAATTGCTTGTTCAAAATCTTTAGCATAATCTCCGACTAATCCGCTTTCATCTTTTCTACACCATTCAGACAATTTAGGTTCGTGGTCTAAAGCCCAATCTATTAAACTCGCGTCAATATCTAAACCTTGGTCCTCGGCGTCTTTTCTAATTTCTTCAAGTTTATCTGAAACTTTTGCTTTATCGATAATATAATTTGTAATAATATTCATTTCTGCATAAGAACATCTTTGTTTTGCTCTTAATACGTCTTTTAGAATTGATTTTCCTTGAAGTTCTGAAAATGTAGAAATTTGAGCAACTTTATCTTTTCCATATTTATCAATTACATATTCAATGATTTGTTCGCGTTTTGAAGTAGGAACGTCAACATCAATGTCCGGAAAGTTAATTTTTCCAGGGCGGTTCCTCGCAGAATTATAGAAGCGACTGAACATTAAATTATATTTAACTGGGTCGGATTCAGTAATTCCTAAAAGAAATGATATTAAACATCCGCCAGCGCTTCCGCGAGAAGTAATAATCCATCCTTGTTTTTGTCCCCAATTAATAATATCCCAAATAATAAGAAAATATGGAGCTAATCCAATTGGCAAAAATGTTTCAAACTCTTCGTTTAATCTATTCTGATATTTTTCCCATTCTTCTTCAGATAAAATAGAAATTTTTTCATTCCATCCAATTTTGCATAAATGTTTAAGATATGATTCGTTATTAAATCCTTCCGGACATTTAAAATTGGGAATTTTTGGATTACTTAATATTTCATAATCTTCAATTTTACTTACTATTTCTTCGCATACTTCAATTTCCTGTTTATCATATAAAGAATCAATCTCTTCAGAATTTAAAAAATAATATTTTGAATGCTTAAAAAATCTTAATAAATCATAATCTTCTGACAATTCTATTTTCTTCTGAACATTTTCTAATGAAATTTGCTCTTTGGAACATAAAAGAATTCTTTGGTCTTCGGCGTCTTCCTGATTCAAATAATAAGGATTGATATTTGCAAACTTTTTAACACCGCAATCTAAATTTTTTAAGAAATTATATAAAGCTAAAGCCGACTCATTTTTTTCATTCTCATATTTTTCTAATTCAATATAAAAGTCTTCTCCAAATAATTGTTTATATTTCTCAATATTATTAATTATTTTTTCTGAAAAGTTTGAATAAAAACCATCTAGACATGTATTATGTTTAATAGAAATTCTATAATCTTGAAAACCGACTTTGGTTAAATGGCTTCCTAACGCTCCGCCGTAAACAATTAAATTTCTGTTTGCAATATCAGCTATTTGTTCAATTGTAATTGACGGATTTTCAGCAAATCTTGAAACTAATTTTATTAAAGTTTTCCATCCATTTAAGTTTTTCGCTAAACAAACAACATATCCGCTATTTTTCTCAATATCAATAGAAACTCCTAAAATTGGTTTAATTTCCAATTCTTTACATTTTTTATAAAACTTAATTGCTGAATAAAGATTATTTCTTTCCGTTATAGCTAAATTTTTATATCCATATTTTTTCGATTTTTTACATAGTTTGTCAATCCTAATAGTTGATTGCAAGAAGGAATAATCTGTTTTTATTTTAAGAATTGAATTCATATTATACAATGTTGTGAAAATTAGAAATCCAGTGTTTAATCAATAGAGAAGACCAATTTTCAAATTTCCCTTCTTTTTCCATATTAATCAATTCGTTAATTTTAACCCACCGACCATTACTAATTGAATTATCCTTTGGTTTTACGTTTTCTGGATTATCAACTAATATTTTATTAACAATTCCTAAATGAACTTTCCCAACGCTATTAGAAGGGTCATAAATGAATTCTTTAAATAACGACCAAGTATAATCATCAAACTTAACGATTCCAACCTCTTCTTTAATTTCCCGTTCAATACAATTACTAATTCTTTTTAGCCAAGTATCTCCATCTAAATCTTCGTCGTTTAAATGGCCACCAATACCTAAACTCCATTTATCATAAAGTCTATTTTCCCCACCCTTTTTAGTTCTTTGATAAATATAGAAACCTTCTTCAGAAACTAAAAAATTATATGGAATAATCTGTTTATAATTTTCATCACTTTCTAATTCCTCTGTTCTAGGTCTAAAATGAAAATCATATCCAAAAAATTCCGTTTGTATATCATCATTAAGAATTCCGGTTGGTTTATGTTTCTCAATATGTTTTTTAGATACAACTAAAATATTTTCCATTTAATCTCCTGTTAAAATTCTTGTTGAACCGCCGCCTTCGTATTGAGAATGCTTATCTAGTAATATAACCTCGTCTGTAACTTTGTCAAGGCCTTTTTCGATAATTTCATTTTCATAAAAACTACAATAAGATTCCTCGTTTATTTTATTTTTATTAAACTGACAGAATTTACAATGCGGATTTTTTGTAGGCTCATCTTTTATTAATTTTGGAATTTGAATACTTTTTATATTCTCGAAAGTTTTTTTAATAAATTTTTCATGTTCAATATAATCTTCTTTTGTGAATTTAACAGAAAATGGACCCCCGCTTTTATTAAAAAATAAGGTCATTATAATATTATCGTAAACAGGGAATTTTTTACGTATGACATAATGGTATAGTTGTAATTGCGGGTCAACTTTAATCATTTCTAATGTTTTTTCGACAGGTTTCCCATTTTCAAACTTCTTCCAGTCTACGCGAGAACCGGTTTTCCAGTCAATATAATGAAGGGTTTTTGAATCAATTTCGGTTAACAAATCCATAGTCCCACGTAAGACCAATCGTCCCACATGAGGTTCGTCTTTCAGAATATAACTATAATATGCCCATGGTTCAAAAATTTCGAAATTAAAGAAATGTTCTACATCAATAATTTTCCTGTTTAACGGATTGTACTCCCCATTATTAAATTTAATCGTATCCCAAAACCAATTTTTGATTTCTTTGATATCCCAATCTGATAACTTATATTCTTCTTTGTAATGATTAATAGCAAATTCAATAGCAGAATAACTATTTAAATCTTTTACTTTAAATTTTGTATTAGTTTCTTTATCTTCAAAACCATTCTGCTTATTTTGTGCAGATAATTTTTTCTTTGCTAATAATTCCATTGATTTATGAAGAACAGAACCTTTTTTAGCAGATATATTTGAATCTAATTGAATGCCTAACGTATAACCAAGAAAATATTTATGTTCGCAAGATAAAAAATCTCCAATAGAAGAAGACCTTAAATAAATAACAAACAATTACCACCCCCAATTATTAAATTCTTGTAAAACAATATTAAGAGTTTCTTTAGGTTCTAAATTAGCAACATCAATTACGGAATCAAATCGAAAATTATCAAGATTTACTTCTGATATATGTTCATCTGTATTTGCTAAATTTGAATTATTTATTCTTAGAGTTTTAACAGAATATATTTTATCTTTTAGCATTTTAGTTAAATATTCATATTCAGAAACTTTTCTCCAATCAGATATAACGTGTAAACATTCTAGAGAATAATTTCTACAATATCTTTTTTTATTTATTAAAATTTGTTTATAAACTTTATGAGCCCAAATATTTGGATTTAATTGACAAAAAACATCTGCGAATAAATATTGCATTAATTGACGTTTTGTTTTAAAGTCAAATTCAGTTATTTCGTTTTTGTCTTCATTAAAATATTGATACGGCTTTTCTAAGATATCAGACATTATTTCTTTTGGATAATCGGCAAAAGCATATGTTAATAAATTATATTTTTTACTAAGTTCTTGACATTCATATAAATTATTCGATAAAGTTGTTTTACCTGAATTAAATTTTCCACTAATAAATAATAATTTCATTAATCAACCTCTTTTTTATATTTAGCAATAATAAACGGTTTAATTTCTTTTTCTATTTCATCAATTTTATATTGCCCGATATCATTGTATTTAGGAATAATATCAAATAGATTGTAGTATCTTTTAAGTTTATTTCTCCATTCAATTCTAGCATTTTTGCCAGCTTGGTCATTATCTGTAATTAGAAAAATATTAATTGGGCTAAGTTTATCTAAAAGAATTTTTTGTTCGTCAAATAAACAGGTCCCGAAAGTCCCTAAACTAATATGTATTCCAGCCTCTTCCAATTTCCATACATTACCACAACTTTCTACTAATACAGCACAACTATATTTTTTAATAAAATTTTTTGCATTATGATAATTATATAAAGTATTATTTTTTATAAACCCATCTTCTTTCCATTTACAAAAATTTACTAAATAATTCTTAGGACAAGATATATCTTTTTTATGAAATAATTGACAAGTTGGACATTGAGGATTTTTTGAACGACCAATATAACCTATACAAAATTTTCCGCAATCAGAAAAAACCGGAACTATTGCCCTATCAACTATTTTTTTAGAATCGCCAACTCCATATTTAATTAGAATTTGTTCAGAATAACCCCTATTAACAAAATATTTTGCTGGAATTGATAATCTAGATAAAGCTTCTTCTTTTTTAATAAAAAATGGATAATCAGGTTTATTTACTTCGGAATAAGCTTGTATAAATTTTCTTCTTTCGTCGGAAATTTGATTGATATGCAAATTGTCGGGAGTTTCTTTTAAAAAATCAAAACACCATACGATAGTTTCTTGAAATGTTATTTCTTTGTCGCCAATTCTAGACCAATTGTATTTTTGATGGGACAAACAACCTCTTATAAAACCAAGAATAGTTTTTTTGAAATGGCTTTCGCAATGTTGAGTATAACATCTCCAATGGAAAATATCTTTGTCGCCATTTTGTTTATATAAATTTAAGGCTTGCTTATTATCACCTCCATGAACTGGGCAAGCTCCATAAAAACTTTTGTAATTATTATAGACATCTATTCTAAAATATTCAATTATTTCATCTAATCTATCTTCTAATTTTGTTTGTAAAACTTGTAATTGTTCTGTAGTAAGCTTAAAACTCTTCTTGTTCTCCTTCATTTACAAAACCTCCAACATTTTCTTGTATTTCTTCAGATAAAACGCTTTGCAATTCTCCTTCTTCAATTCTACAAATGTCTTTATGAAACCTTACGTTAATCCAATCTCCCTCATCGTTACTTGGACCGTGTCTTGCAACCATATTAATTAATTTCCTGTTAAATGGTATTCTAATTCCGGCTTGTCTTTGGGCTAATATTTCGTCTGCGGACTGAACTTTAAATAATGAGACATTTGTGGCAAACCAACCGACTCTATCGGAACCGGCAACAACAGACATATCTTCGGTATTAATTCCGTCTCTATTTGTTTGTCCAAAAGTTAAACAGGGAATTTTATATTTAATGGTGAAATTTACTAAACTAGTTGTCATAAATCCAAATTCTTGGGTTTCTTGTACATTGCGAATGCTATCGCGATTCATAATTTTAAGATAGTCAAGAATTAATAAACATGGTTTTGCATAACCTTTTTCATCTAATCCAACTTTACGAATTAACCAACGTCTCATTTCTGTTAAAGTTTCTTCAAAAGGTTGCCCGGCAATATTAATATAATCATATGGAATTTTTTCAAGAGTATCAACGGCTTGACCAACTAGTCTATCTTTAGCGGAGTCTCTAGCGAATTGTCCAGTTTCTATTTCAGAAATTCTAACTCCAGATAACATAGCTGTCATACGGGGAAAATGTTCGTCTTCACCCATTTCTGTATCAAGCATTAAAATTGGAATTCCAAAATTTGCAACATGATAAGCAGTATTTGAACCTATTGAACTTTTTCCACACTTTTGTCTTGCAACAATAACATTTACTGAAGGACTTCTTAATCCACCTCCAATTAATCTATCCCAAATAGGAAAGCCACTTGGAAAACCGACTTGTTGAACTGGATTTAATCTTTTTTCTTCAATATATTTTCTTAATCCGTTTTTAAATATTGGTTGAGGGGTTTTATGAAGTTTGTCAAATCCTTTAATACGTTGACTTAAATCAAAAATTGGATTTTCAACAATTGCCATAATATCAGAGATTTTTTCATCTCCGGTAATCTTTCTTAAATTATCTTCGGTTTTTAAAGAATTCTGGCGAAATATTCTAGCGATTTCTAATTTAGCTAATTTTGAAGCCAGTTTTCTTGCGGTATTTTTTTCTATTTCGAAATTATAAAGAGAATTAATATATTTCATTTCTTCTCTTTGTGCGAAAAATTTATCTAAACCTACCGCGTTGGCCGCGCTTATAAATAACGCTTTATCGATTTTGTTAATATCTGGATGGGTTTTATTGATATGTTCAATTACTTTCCATGCACATAAATTACATTCTTGTGTTAAAGTATCGTCTGTAACAATATCGGATGTATCTATAAAAACTTCGTTTCCATGTTGTAAACATGCTGCTATTAAACCTCTTTCTGAAGGAATATCTATATTATCTAATGTTAAATCTTCATTCATTAATTACCCATACATCTATCGCATTTGAAAGTTGGTAAAGGTGAATCATTAGGAATTGTAAAAGCGTACATTTCTTTTTCATTTTCAGTAATTCTAATTACATTTTGACAAAACGGACATACAACTTTTTCGTATTTTATGGCGGGTCTTCTAGGTGTAGCCTTTTTAATTTTTTTAGATAATTTCTTGTCGATTTTTGTTTCTTCCTTCATTATATCCGCCAATCCCCATTCTTCGAAAAGATTCCTAGGATTAAATTTAGCGGCCCCTGTATGGTCAAAATCTAAAGCGTTGTATGCTTGTGATATATTTTTTTTAGTTTTCGTAACTGTGTTGGTAATTTTTTTCGGTCTTCCGCGTGGCACGGCTATACTCCATGAATTTGTTGGATAGATTTTCTACCCTAGTTGATAAAAATTGTAAACGTTTCACTTTTAATTCTATTACGGTTTGTTCTTTTAATAAAGCTTGTGCTACAGAATCTTGAGCAATAGCTAAATTTCTTTTATCATTATAGTAATAAGCATTTTGTTGATTAATATTTGGTAATACTATTTTATCAATTCTATTTTTAATATAATGAACTCTAGCTTCTTCCCTATTAATAATTCTTTGTAACTGAAAAGCATATTGACTTAAAATAATTGAATTATTTAAATAATCTTCAGGAGTTAATTTAATATCTGAGTAATCGGTATTTAAAATTTCGAACGCGGCGCAATGAATTTTAGAATTATATGATTGAGATAACCCCCAAACTTCTTCTAATTTATCTAAAAAACCATCAACTTTATTTAAATCATCCGTAACATTTATCATTAATTATTTGCTCCCATTGTTTAATTTCATTAAAAGGAAGTTCTATAAACAGGAGATTATTAGTATTACAAAAATCTTTTTTTAATTCATCTCTAAATTTAGCTTTTGTGAATTCGTATTTGGATTTATAGAAATGGGGATTAAATTTGTAATGTTGTTCTCCGTGTACTTCTATTACCAAACTACGTTCAGGCAAGAAAAAATCTATATAAAGTTTTCGCTCTCCCGGAATTAAAAATTCTTCAATTAAAACATTTAACGGGAAAAGTTGTTTAAGTAGTTTGCGAGCTTCTATGTGAAGATTCGACGGGTTACAATTCTCATTATTTTTAAATCTAATTTTTACTTTCTTCCCATCCGTACCAATCAACTCTTTCATGTTGTAAAGACGCCTTTTGTCTAGAAATTTCTCTTAATTTTAAAATTTCATTAATTGCCGCTTCAAACAAATCTTCTTTATCCTTACATTTATATTCCCTGTTTAAGTATTCTACAATACCTTTACAATCCGAATTTAACATCTATTCTCCCGAATCAGAACCAACTAACATATCTTTATATTCTTCTAATTCTTTTTTTAATAATTCAATCCAATCTAGATTTTCAATTAAAGCCTGATACAAATTTTCTTGACCTTGGCATTTAGGAATTGATTCTTTAAATTCTGGTAATTTTTCTAAAAAGTCTAAAGAAAACCACGCTCCACCTTTACTTATTAATTTAACATTAATTGCAAATTGCATTAATTCATAAATATCATCAACTCCAACGCCATATCTTAAATATGATGTTATAATACCTCCAGGAGAACCGAGTGCCGAACACTCGCAAAGCCAATTTACCTCTTGTCCA